GTTACGTCTGGACATTTATACTAGTCTATATTTTAAGACTGAAATTTTTGCGCGTAACTATTTTCGCATGGTATACTAAATGCCCGGCGGTGGTCTTATGCAACTCGTAGCCTATGGCGCTCAGGACGTTTATCTTACCGGTCAGCCAAAAGTGACTTTTTTCCAATCTGCTTATCGCCGACACACAAACTTTGCGATGGAACTCGTACAGCAGAATGTGTCAGGAGCAGGGGGGAACGGGGGGCTTCAATCTGTCGTCGTGTCTCGGTCTGGAGATTTGGTAGGCGACATGTTCGTCGCAATGACTCCTAGCACGTCTTCAGCGTCTCAGTTGACATCTACAAACAGTGTGGCCGACATGTGCTGGGTAGCCGAGCGTGCATTTGAGTCGGTCAGCCTTTACATAGGGGGACAACTTATCGACAAACACCACAGGACGTGGTTTAGATTGTACTCCGAGGTATTTCTGGATGAATCTATGAAGTACAACTACGGAAAACTTACGTCCCTGCCCATAGTCAACAATTCACAGACGAATACGTCACTCGGAAAGGTTTACCTCCCGCTCATGTTCTTTTTCAACAAGCATCCAGGTCTATTCCTTCCCATAATAGCTCTTCAGTATCACGAAGTCAGGATAGATTTTAACTTTTCATCTATATATTCAAATTATTTTTCTTCTAATCAAATTGAAGTATGGGCAAACTACATTTACCTGGACAAGCAAGAACGTGAAAACTTTTCAAAACTTTCTCACGAATACCTGATTGAGCAAGTTCAGTACGTTGCACCAGACCCTGTAGGCGTGTCGAACGAAAACGCTTCTTCAATTATTCGACTCCAGTTCAATCATCCCGTAAAGGAACTTATATGGTGCTACAAGAATCCTAATTACATGTCAAATCCTAATTCTATGTGGAACTTTTCGAGTTCTACTTCGAACGTAAACGTAACTATAGACACGAACAAAATGTGTCAAGCCGGGTCAATGTTCAGTTCGAGTCAGGTCGGTTCCCCTGTAATTTTCGTCCCTCCCGCTCTCACGTCAACCTCTGGTCCACTTTTCGTGAACGCATCGAGTAGCGTGTCTACAGGCAGCACTATAAGCGTTCAATCTAACGTTCTAACAGGTAACGTGTACTGGACCGAAGCAGGACTGCCTTATTATGGAGTGTCCAATATTTCGTACGGGTACGAAGTCGGACCCCTTCACCAGTTTAAAATTATGTTAAACGGGACAGACAGGTTCGTCCCTCAGCCGGGTAAATACTTTAACATTTATCAACCGTCAAAATATCACAGTGGAAGCCCTTATCCTGGTATATACATATATTCATTTGCTATAAAACCAGAGGAACTCCAGCCGAGTGGAACGTGCAATTTTTCACGAATTGACATAGCTCAGGCAGCTGTGTATCTCAAGACTGGAATGCCCTCTAACCTCAATCAGGACATTTTCGCAGTAAATTACAACATTCTCAGAATTCAATCCGGCGTCGGAGGCGTTGCATTTTCAAATTAATTTTCTCTGCTAATAGTACAAAATGGGTGGTGGTCTTATGCAACTCGTAGCCTATGGCGCTCAGGACGTTTATCTTACCGGTCAGCCAAAAGTGACTTTTTTCCAGGCGGTTTACAAGCGTCACACCAACTTTGCTATGGAAAACATTCAGCAGACCGTCAACGGCACCCCAACGAATGGAGGCCGCGTGTCTGTCACTATTGCACGAAACGGAGACCTTGTCGGTAACATGTACCTTGCACTTCTACCATCGGGTTCCGGTTTTTCCCAGTATTCTACCAACAACGATAAGCCAGACACTTGCTGGATTGCCGAGCGTGCCATTGCCGACGTCGAACTGACAATCGGCGGTCAGCGCATCGACAAGCACTACCAGACTTGGTTCCGTCTTTATGCAGAGGTTTTCCTGGGAGAGTCCGACAAGATTTCATACGGCAAACTTGCCTCTTGCGCACAGATTAACAACTTTGATGCATCCACCAACAAGACATATGTCTACCTTCCACTTCTCTTTTTCTTCAACCGCAACCCAGGCCTTTACCTCCCACTGATTGCACTCCAGTACCACGAGGTTCGTCTAGATTTCGACCTAACGTCTTACTATTCTTCTTATTTCGGATCGAACGCTCTTGAGGTCTGGGCAAACTACGTGTACCTCGACACCGAGGAGCGCCGCCGGTTCGCACAGAAGGGCCACGAGTACCTGATTGAGCAGGTCCAGCACACAGGCGGAGATGCAATTTCAGCTGCATCTTCCACCATCCGTCTCTCTTTCAACCACCCAGTGAAGGAGCTGATCTGGTGCTATTCCAACACTACCTCATCTGCAAACAACAGCATGTGGAACTTTTCAACGTCTTGCCAGAACGTGAACCTGACATGCGGTCTTAACCCTGCATACGGAGTTGGCCTTATGGCCCACGAGACAGGCGTCCCTCGCCTGTTCAGCTCTAACATCAACGTTACCGCAACCACCGGCATGTTTTCTAACCTTGCTCTCGGCAACACGTATTGGACCGAGGAGGGAAGCAACGTCGCCCTATCTGCTACGGGTGCCCTTGCCTATGAGGTTGGCCCCCTGCAGAACTTCAAGGTCATTCTCAACGGCCAAGATCGCTTCAAGGAGCAGGTCGGAAAGTATTTTAACGTGTACTTCCCACTGGTCTACCACGCCGGAACCCCTTACCCAGGTATCTACAACTACTCGTTCGCTCTCCAGCCAGAGGAGCACCAGCCAACTGGCACCTGCAATTTCTCTCGTATCGACAACGCTCAGGTCGCAGTGAACCTAAAGTCTTCTTACACCACCCCCCTCCAGAAGATGTTCGCAGTGAACTACAACATCCTGCGCATCCAGTCTGGAATGGGCGGTCTCGCATTCAGCAATTAAATATTTAAAATTTTTAAACCGGGCTTCGGCCCCAAGAATATTCAATATTCCTTGGGCTCAAGTGATCACTGTCTGTAGAGACGCAATTCTTTTTTTTGCATTTTCTATAATTTCTTGTTCTGCCGCAATAACTTCTTTTACCCAAAACTCTGTGGCAAATGGGCAAAACTCGTCTAACATTTTTCAATTTTTTTACTTCGTTGTCACCGAGTTGAGACCACAAAGTGTATGTCGGTGCCCATCTGTATTCGTAACTTACGTATTTTTTTGCAATTTCCCAGACGCTTTGAACCTCTAATAATTTTTGTAAGTTGTCCCTGAAGTTGCCTGGAACGATTTCCGCTTTTAGGGCCGTCATGGACACATTTAAAAATTTCGTCTGATATAAACACTATTTCATCGGGAAAAAGTAGTCTGTGAATTATTTTCATTTCTCTACGTACGTGTCGCGTCTTTAGTGCACCAGCATTTTGTAAATTACCATGCCTGCCGCAAATACAACGTACAACAGTGCAAAATAGTTTTCACTTTTCGTCGCCTGAGAATTCTTAGACTCTATGAAGCTCGAAATTCCTAAAGCCGCGAACATTGCGGCAAATATCCAAAAAAATATAGAGTTAAGGTCTGTACCCATATACAGTATATATGGATAATCTTTCCTGTTGTGAAATTATGAATAATGTCAAAAAAACATGTCCGTCATCTAGTATTGAAGATATTCTGGACAAAACAAGGAAACTTATATTTGAAAAAAAAATGAAAGAAATTAGTCTCGAGGGGCACACGAACGTCTTTTGGTTTTTAGAGTCTCTTGTGAAATCTGACATGACTCGGAACGAAATAGTAGACGGACTCGAAAAGTACTTACCTGGGTCCAGTGTCAACTTCTACCTGGACGACGCTATAGAATTTATAGAAGACAAATTCAGTACTGATAAGAAGGCGGGGTGTTTCCTCTGGAAAGCTGCTGCCTCAAAAAGAAGACGAGATACAAGCCTCCAACTGTCAAAATAGAAGCCTTTATCATTTCCGATGCAACTTTTCTACGATCTGGTATTAAAAATATCTGAATTCCAAACAGAATCATTGCCAATCCCAAAACTAAAATTATAGAAGCAGGTAACATTTAATACTTAAGGACATTTTTATTAAACCATTAAATGAATTATGCATTCTTGGAACCCGTGATTGACCTTGCCTTCCGAGATAACACGTGCCCCTCTGTAGATTCTATACCGTTTGAATTGGATGAATCCTGGAAAACTTTTGAAAAAGATTTGGGAAAATTCAAGACTGAATACGCAAAGGCTCGAGCTCGTGTCAATATTCTCGGTTCCCAGCTTGTTTTAAAAAATTCAGATATAAATATAATTCAAATTGCTTCAAAAGTTTTAAATTCGGCTGAGTTAAAGGCTACTGTTGCAAGTATTTTAGGGGAACACGAAATTGCAGAAGGGATTCCAGAACTGAAGAAGAACTACGGCGAGGCTCTAGGACGCGTTGATGCCATGAAGAGTGTCTTGCTGGACACAAACCCTGAAAGGTACGCCCGTTTTACTTGTTTCGTGTGTATGGATTCTCTTGTTGACTCTCTCCTTGACCCATGCAATCATGTCATCTGTGAGCGTTGCTGGTATCGTTCAAATTCGCAGGTATGCCCTGGTTGTCGCGCCCCTGTGCGAGAGGTTCGAAAAATGTACACTCTTTCTTGAAAAGATCCCGTAACTCAGTTGGTTAGAGTGCCAGTCTTATGAGCTGGACGTCGCGGGTTCGATCCCCGCCGGGATCACAAGGCTGAGCATCCTGTCTGCTCTGGGGGGAGTTTCTGACTTTGGCGCAGTGGAAGCGCATCGGGCTGGTCGTGTGTTCGAATCACACAAGTCAGACACGACCTGAGAACGTCGTTAAAAGTCTCAACTGCTCCTGTGGCCTAATTGGTTAAGGCGTCAGACTGTTAATCTGTAGATTGTGGGTTCAAGTCCCACCGGGAGCGTAACCATATCATCTTGTCTTGAGTTTTTGTCTGAAAAAACATGAATATGAAAACCATTAGAGGTAAAGAACGAAGCTCGCCGAGCTGCGAATGAATGTAGCCTGCAGTCTTGTCGAGCGGGAATGGTATAATTTTTATCAGCATACGCGAAGAATAAACTATAACTGCTACAATTCCAAACTGAATGACAACTTCTAAGAATGTTATCCACTTTGGTTTTTTCTTGTCTAAATCTGGTGTAATTTTGTTGAGAAGGGTCGATACGAAAAATGCAAAAATGAAGCACGCCATTCCCACCCATGCCACTCCTGCATTGCGTACAAGGTGTATCATTTATTTTAGCCTCAGAATATAATGAAAGACCTGAAAGATTTTATGAAATGGAATTACACTGAAGATCTAGACATTATTCTGGATATATCAGGTAAAAACCTAGTGAAAAACCAGCCAGTAACAGCCGAAGATTTCAAGCTTATAATATCTGAATGGTGGATAAAATGCAGGCACCTCGACTGTGTCATCGACCTTTGTGATGTAAACCTTCTTCATCTCGACATTGTCGGTTTTATAAAACTAATAAAAGAGCTCGAAGACTATAACAAGGGAACCACAATGCTCAGATCTATTAAATTTTTAAACGCTAGCAAGATTCACAAGTGGGTGTACTTTTGTATAAGGTTTGGAATTTCCAGGGAACTGCGTGACATTATTCGGTTTTAATTATGTAACAATACAAGAATGGTCGACTGGCTCAGATTCGACGTAACAGATGAATTCTTGTACGTTCATATACTAGTTGGAAAACTCGTAGAACTTCAGCCTGCAACAACTGAGGGTACAGATGAATTTTGTAATGAACTTTACCCAGTTCTTGACAAAATTCAGGATATTTGTATCGAAAAGAACATAACCCAGATTTGCAAGGCGGACATCAGCAACGTGGACGTTACAAAAATTAGGCCAATTTCACTTTTAAAAATTATATGGAACGTTTACGAGTACACGAAAAATAATATTATGCTCAGCGAATGCAATGTTTCGGGGTCGAGCCCTTTCTTTGTTACGCTGTTTGAAGCGACGAGGGGATTCCTTCCCCCATTCATGCGAAAAATTGTCTCTATAAGTGTGTAGACCTTATATTAATGATCAGGCATGCCTTGATTTTAGGAGCAATCTTTATTATACTTTTTGACATGCTGGCACAGTCCTTGTACATTTCAGAAGATTTTGTAATTCCAGAATATAATGAATTCTTAATACCTAAATTAAATTATTCAAAATCATGGAAGACGGACAAGGTTCCTAAAATCATTCACCAGACCGCACCCTCCGACAAAAGTAAATGGGATCCAATGTGGTTCAAATGCCAGGAGACATGGAGAAAAAAATTCCCTGGTTGGGAATATAAAATGTGGACCGACGAGGACCTGGACAACCTCGTAAAGAAACATTTCAAATGGTTTTATCCTACGTACAGTGGCTACGATAAAACCATAAAAAGAGTAGACTCTGCCCGCTACATTATACTTTACTTGTACGGAGGAATTTATGCGGACATGGATTACGAATGTTTCGAAAACTTTGAGGACGTTATCAAACAAGGAAAGGTTAGTATCGCAGAATCAAAATTTATAAATAATTCAATTTTCAGAGAGAGTCATCAGAATGCATTGATGATCAGTCCCGCCTTGCATCCTTTTTGGATTAATGTTTTTAAAAATCTAGAAATTTATAAAGATTTTGATAACGTAATCTTTTCAACAGGCCCTCACATAATTACAAAAACTATATCAGAAGTAGATGACAATCTTTATAGCTCTATGGATTACAGAAAATTTACAGAGAATGGTTTTGCGAAACACCACGGTACAAGTTCATGGGTAAATTGTTATATACGTCCATTTCAGCGTTTTTTATATTCAAATAATAAAGTGCTTTTTTAATTAGATATGATACCTAAAAAAATTCATCAAATTTGGTTCCAAGGATGGAAAAATTTACCATTAAAATATTTTAAAAATGTGGAATCTGTAATTAATCACAATAGCAAATGGGATCATTACACATGGGACGAAAAAACTCTGAGAATAGAATGCAAGAAATTCGGCCCAGAGGCTTTGAAAAAGTTTGACAGTTTCGATAAAATGATGAGGAAAATCTGTTTCGGGAGATATGTTGTACTTTATAACAACGGGGGTATATCTATTGACACTGATGCCGAAAGTATACAATCTCTAGACAATATACCAGGTATAGAAGAAGATGAATTAATAATATCAAAATCTCCTTTTTTTTTCGAAGACTTTTTGAGCCTCAGAGGAATGCAAAAGGGTATCATTATGATGAACTGTGCAACTATTGCATGTAAAAAACATGATATTTTAATGAAGAATTTTATAAATTTTTTAATTGAAAATGAATCATGGGATTCTGATCCACAATTTGAAGAACAGATCCAGACTGGTCCCTTGATTACTTCTATATTTTTCAATCGCCACATCGATGAAATACGTCTCTTGGAGCCGGAGATACTCGAACCTCTCGGAAATATCACAGACCAGACAGTCTTGAATCATAAATACGAACTCTCGTGGGTTCATCCGGTTTTTCAATTTTTAAAAGAGCCGTATTTTTTAATCAGAAATACAATAAGTAAAATTATAAGACATATATGAACGATAGAGCTCTCTATTATGAACCAAACTGGCAGCGTCCTCGAGAATCCAATGTCCCCGTTAATCACAGAGCTGAAAAGCCCCATCAAGGGCGATCCTGACACCTCCTGTGTAACTATGGTGTCTTTTGCATAATACATTTTTAAGGGGGTTTTTGCAATTTGAGTGTCTATAGAGCACCTCAAATCGTCTGGATTCCACTTTGCAAGTTTTTCAGCCCCCTTCCTGGTTATAAGATAGCAATGAGTCAGAAGAGAAAGACCCTCCTGAACAAATTCAGTCTCCCTGCTTCCGTCAATTCTGAAAGGGTACGGACTCGGTCCTAAGTTTACATAGTCCCAATCAGTGTCTTTCAGGTCGTTCATTACAAGCCAAAGTTTTTCCAGAAAATTTTCACTTATATTAATGTCATCTTCGAACACAAGGACTGTTCCATAATTTTGTTCGATAATGTCTCTCCATATACGAATGTGACTGTCTGCACATCCCCACTCGGGTTTTGTCACCTGTATCCCTGGCGGAGATTTCACATTACCATCTGTAGCATTGAAGAATTCTACATTTTCAATTCCATGAATTTTAAATTGATTTTCTGAACTCCTTTTCCTGTCTTTTCTGCGTTCAAGATTAATACAGTAAACGTGTTCTACGTACATAAAAGAATAAGACAAAATAATATTAACGAAATGACAGACCTCTTAGTCTTTTACCCACAAGGTAAACATTTGTACATTGAATTTCTATCTTCAAAATATATAGAATGTCAACCTAAAACCAAGGTGCAGACTGAAATGTTCATGAATACTATAAAACCTGTTATAGAACAGCTGGATGATTATGTAATGAAGCACAACCTAAAAGAAATTATAGAATTAAATTTAAAAAATGTTCCTATATCAAAATTAAATCCTGAAATGGCAATTAATCTTTTGAATTTAATGTGTGAAATAAGACCAGACAAGAATATTTTAGAGAAAATTAAAATTACAAATTCTGGTCCGGTTTTTTCAATGATTTACAGTGGAATCAAAGGAAAACTCCCACAGCGAATAAGAGACATTGTGGAATTTGAAAAGGATTCTAAATTTTTTTAGTGCGTTATAATCAGAATGTCTACTAAATGGGACTCGTCCGAAGAAGATTTTCTCAAAAAACTTGAGCGTCAATGTAATTCGTACAACAGTTATTTTATGAAAGATTATGAATACTATAAAAAATTGTCTAATAAATTTAATGTCCCCATACTTACTATATCTTCCGTGAATGCTCTCTGTGCAATATCTCTCACAAACTTTTTGGAACAAAAGTATGTGAGTATTTTGAATGCAATTCTTTCGGCAGGTACAGGTCTTCTCGGGTCTGTGCAACTCTACCTCAAAATAAATGAAAAAATGACTTCATCTATTCGATCTAGTATAACTATGAAGCGCATAGCCCTCCACATAGCAAAAGAGCTTAGTATAAAACCGGAAAGCAGGGTTACAGATGGTACAATATTTGTACAGGAATGTTTTGCAGACTTTAACGCATGTCTCGAGCAGTCGAATCCTATTCACAGAAAATTTAAAAATTTTATGAAACTTGATCCCGAAATTAACGACCAGACGTCCGTTATTTCGGAAGACCAATCTGTAAGTCGTTCAGACAAGATTATTCGATATTTCAGAATGGCCCAGCCCGAATCATAATTTTCGCAGTATAAATATATGAATCCCGTGTTTTCATTCTTTGCCGGCGGCTTTTGCATGTACGTGCTTCTGTTTATACTTTCATACGTGACTTAAAAAATATAATCCATTAATGTATATGGACGAACCAATGCTGACAAAGAGTCTTTCGAGATTTACCACATTCCCAATAATGTACCCCGACTTGTGGAATCTCTACAAAAAGGCTATTTCCAGCTTTTGGACAGTAGAAGAAATTGACTTTTCTGCTGACATGAACAACTGGGAATCCCTAAAAGCCGATGAACAGAACTTTATAAAAATGGTCCTCTCTTTTTTTGCAGCGTCCGATGGAATTATAATGGAAAATATAAATCTGAATTTTGGATCCGAAATTCAGATTTCAGAGGCGAGGTCGTTTTATTCGTATCAAGCTTTTAACGAATCTATACACTCTGAGGCGTATTCTCTTATGATTGACAAGTTTATTCGAGACCCTGTTGAAAAAAATACTCTTCTGAACAGCATAGAAAATGTAAAAGCTGTAAAGCAAAAGGCGTCGTGGGCAATGAAATGGCTGAACTCTGACATTCCTTTTGTAAAACGTCTCGTCGCTTTTGCGTGTGTAGAAGGTGTATTTTTTTCGGGGAGTTTCTGTTCTATATTTTGGCTCAAAAAGCGAGGTCTCATGCCAGGTCTGAGTTTTTCTAACGAACTTATAAGCAGAGACGAAGGCCTCCACCAGGAGTTTGCCGTGACGCTCTACTCTCACATGGTTAATAAATTGTCAGATTCTGAAATCTATGAAATAGTGTCAGAAGCTGTAGAAATAGAGAAAGCTTTTATCACGGAGGCTCTTCCGTGCAAACTCGTAGGCATGGACTGCAAGGAGATGAGCATGTACATTGAGTTTGTGGCAGATCGTCTCATGAACCAGATGGGAGTTCAAAAGCTTTTCAATACTGAAAATCCATTTGACTGGATGGAAAATATTTCTTTAGAGGGAAAGACTAATTTCTTTGAGAAAAGGGTAGGGGATTATTCCAAGCATATAATCTCAGAAGGAGATTCAGTGAGATTCAACGAAGATTTCTAAAGATCAGTAAGAGTAAAAGTAGACCGGTATCCAGACTTTTTAGATTTTAGAACCTTCCATACAAGTTTTGAGAGAAGGACGAATACCAGAGCGTGCAAGACAAGTCCCCCCATCTTGGCAGCACCGTCGCTCGACGCGATCCAGTCTCCTCCCAGAGAACGTGTCAGCTTGTAAGTCTCTGGGCTGGCAACAATTGCAAAAAGTAGCGCACTGACGATGGGGCTCATAGTTAATATATATCAATAAATTAATGCTGGCCGTAGTTTTAATTTTAATCCTAGCCTCTTTATTGATATATGCTAATTACAATACAAGATCTTCGCAGCCTGTATCTGACCGGATCACATTCAACCCTTTCACAATGCCGGCAGAGTGTCCCCCAGACTGTAAGAAATATTCTTTTCCAGACGACTATCTGACGCCATCTTTACTGATGACGAGAGAATGCGGATACAAAAAAGACTCGCTCGTTTTTCCGTGTCCTTCTACTTGTTGTAGACTAGGCGCCAGACTAGGTGAGCGGTAACCGCGTAGACGAGAGCATGCAGAGCGACGCCCAGCTGAGTGGGCCGTCCTGAGGTTTTATCTGCAATCATAGGGCCTAGAACAGGAAGACTTCCGGTGAGTTTGTACATTAAAGGGTTTGCAATTATAAAAAACAGAACGACTGGAACAATCAGCTTGGTTGCTTTCATTGTAATATATGATTATATAATTAATTTTACCTGAACAGATTGCTCTCGCTCAGATTCACTGCTTCCCGGATAGTTGGATTATTTGAAAGTCTATTATTCAAATTATATTTTTTAGAATTGTAATTGTTTTTGAAATTCCAGCGAGCAGAATTGTTAGCGCGCATTAGCATTACATTTCTTCCGTTAGGAGCCTTTATTGTTTTGTAAAGTCTGGTATTTATAGGGTGACTCTCTGGTTCCTGTGCTTGTCTTAGAAGACTTTCACCACGGGTGGGACCTAGTATACTTTTAGCTCTTGCCTTGAGATTATTTGAAGAAAACGGATCCGACAATATGCGTCTAACAGTTGAAAGTTGTTTATTTGTTGGATTATTTCCTATAGAATTTAAAAAATTCATGTTTATCCTGTTGGGACTTTTTCCCGTTGCATTAGATACCAAATTGGAAGCCTTTTTAATGTTAGGAACAATATTTAGAGCTACTTCGGAAGCAACCTTGTTCGCCTCTTGGGCTGCAACTGGGGGAGGGTGGCCAATGGAAACTGCATGCTGGAAAGCAGCGTTGTAAGCAGCCACAACGTTTTGCCTCGAGTTTCCCCCTTTTTGATTTGTCAGCCTCGCTGCCATTTTTCCAACATTTTCAACCGAAGAACTAGGGGTGGAAGAAAGAACTGCTTGCCCTGCTCCAAGTGCCACTATTTTATTCGCCCCCGCGTTTTGAACCGCCGCGACCGCTGCGCCCGCCGCACCCGCCCTTTTATTATTAATAAACCTTTTAAGATTTCTAATCATGTTTGAATTTAAAGGGGCGATCGTGTTCTGGTTCCCTGAATTTTTCGCAGATATGTAACCGTTTACATATCTTTTTACATTTGAATTAAGAGTGTTGTTACTCGACATGCTTTTAATTATCAATGAAAAAAAAACAAGTCATGATATTGCCAGGTAAAGAGTACATACGTCTTATACGTATAAGAAAAATGGCAGTCCGTATGTTCAACACCTTTGATGCGTCCGATGTCACCTTCAGCGAGGTTCGTAAGAATGCAAAGGGTGGCAAGGCTGTGTACCTTAATTCGTCTCTAGGGGGGAAGTTGATTTTCCAGTTGCCTCAACTTCGCGCACCTTTTGGCCTGAGTGAGTACAAGGACGAATCGACGGGTCGGATGAGTTACACTCTTCCCCTGAGCATGGACAAGCCAGATGTTCTCGAGAGTTTTTCGAGACTAGATTCACGTGTTCTAGACTTTATTTCTTCAAAGTCTGAAGAGGTTATCGGAAAGAAAATGTCCAGAGAGGTGATTGCAGAAGGCGTGTACAAATCGTGTATCAAGCCGAGTCAGAAGGATGGATACGCTCCAATCCTGAGCCTTAAGATTATCACGAACCCAAAAGATGGGTCTATTGCTACAGAGGCTTACAATGCCAAGCGGCAACCTGTCCAGCTCACAGAGCTTGAGAAAGGCCAAGCACTGAG